ACGAGGCAGCAATCATACCTAATAACATCGCAGACGAGTTTTTTACTTCTGTTTATCCAACAATTTCAGCGGGAGAGACAACTAAAATACTATTAACCTCTACTCCGTTAGGGTATAATCACTTCTGGAAGTTCTGGAATGAGTCTGAAAAAGGAGAAAACGGATTTGAAAATATGTTTATTCCTTACTATGAGATACCTGGACGTGATGAGAAGTGGTTAGGAGAACAAAAACAATTACTTGGTGACGTTAAGTTCAACCAAGAGGTCTTATGTGAGTTCTTAGGTTCAACTAATACATTAATTAACTCACAAACTATAGGAGCTATGAGTACAAAAGATCCTATATTCCAAAACAATAATTTAGACATATACCAAGAGCCAGAAGAGAATCATTACTACGCTATTACAGTCGATACAGCCAGGGGAATTGGCGGGGACTACTCCGCCTTTGTTGTTGCAGACGTTACAGAAATGCCTTACAACATAGTAGCAAAGTATAAAGATAACAAAATCTCACCTATGTTATTTCCAGATGTTATTGGAAAGGTAGGAAAAGATTATAATGATGCGTTTGTATTAGTAGAAGTTAATGATATAGGACAGCAAGTAGTAGAAATATTACATCAAGAAATTGAATATGAGAATATATGTCATACAGTTACAGAACAAAACAGACAATATGTGAGTCCAGGGTTTGGTAAGACAAGCAAATTTGGTGTTACAACATCAAAGCAAGTAAAAAGACAAGGGTGTTTTGCCTTTAAATCCTTACTTGAAGAACAAAAAATGTTGATATTTGATGAGCATATCATACATGAAATATCAACATTTATAGAAAAGGGTAATACATATCAGGCAGACGTAGGTTATCATGATGATTTAGTTATGTGTTGCGTACTGTTTGGATGGTTAACAACACAGAATTTCTTTAAAGACATGACAGATGTTAATACAAGAGAGGGATTATACAAACAACAAATGGGAGAAATAGAACACAACCTAACTCCTTACCTAAGAGCCGACGGACAAGAGCCAGAGTTTGAAGTAATCAATGGTGATTTGTGGTTGTTAGAAGATGATCACCATAAGAATGTACAGAAAAAGATGAGAAGTATCTCCGAGCAGTATGCTCGCAGTCTAGATGGAGTAAAGACTGACAAAGGAATAAGGCGTACACACAAATAAAAAGAGCTGTACATATAGAAAATGGTTCTAAAAATTACGATTTATAAATAGTTGCGATGATAATAATTAAACTTGTGTCATTCATAAGATAAAATAAACCGAGGAGAAAAACATGGCATTTCAGCTATCACCAGGTGTTCTTGTAACAGAGAGGGATCTAACAAGTGTTGTTCCAGCAGTCGCTACTACAATAGGCGCGGTTGTAATTGACGCACAATGGGGTCCATCAAACGAGATCACCACAATTAGTTCAGAGAACAATCTAGTTGATAAGTTTTGGAAACCGAACTCTACAAATTATGAGAGTTGGTTTACAGCAGCTAGCTTCTTAGCTTATGGTAATAATCTTAAAGTAGTTAGAAGTATAGACGATACAACAGCATTGAACGCAGGTTCAACAGCAGGCGTCTTAATTCAGAATGAAGAGGATTATGACAATAACCATAGCTCAGGAGAAGGCAGTAACGGCATATGGGCAGCAAAACATCCAGGAGTCATAGGCAATTCGCTTTTGGTTTCATTTGCTGATTCAAGTAACTATGACACTAATTCAGTAGCATCAGCTACAGTTAGTGCAGCTGGATCAGGCTATACGTCTGTTCCAACAGTTACTTTTGCAGCACCAGGATCAGGGGTTACCGCAACAGGTACCGCTGTAGTATCAAGTAATGCAGTAACAAGCATTACCATTACAAACCCTGGTAACGGATATAGTAGCGCACCAGCTATTACATTTAGTGGCGGAGGCGGAACTGGAGCAGCAGCTACAGCCGTTCTCGCAACAGATTGGACTTACAAAGCGAACTTTACTCGCGCACCTTTAACATCAACGAACGTATCGTTAGTCAGTGGCTCAAATGATGAGTTTCACGTAATCGTTATAGACGAAGATGGATTGTTTACGGGTGTAGCAGGTACAGTTTTAGAAAAATTCGAAGCAGTTTCCAAAGCTTCCGATGCAAAAGGCCTACAAGGCGGATCAAATTACTACAAAGACGTGATTAATAATCAGTCTGATTTTATCCGTTGGACAGACCATCCATCCGGAGAAGCAACATGGGGAACAGCTTCAGCAGGAACAGCATACACATCAGGATTTACAGCAGCAGAGTCTACTGACAGCCTGACAGGTGGTGTTTCAGACAGCCCAGACGCTGGAGATGTACAAACATCTTACGCACTATTTGGAGACGCAGAAACTACTGACGTCAACTTAGTGATGACAGCAGGCTGGTCTAACGTAACCAAGAAGTGGGTACAAGATAACGTAGCTAAAGTCAGAAAAGACTGTATAGCATTCGTATCACCACAATCTGGTTCCGTAGTAAACAACTCTGGTTCCGAAGTTACACAGGTAACAGGCGATAAAGCAGCTTTATCAGCCACATCCTATAGTGTAATGGACGGTAACTGGAAATATCAATACGACAGATACAATGATGTATTTAGATGGGTTCCATTAAATGGAGACATAGCAGGTCTTTGTGCAAACACAGACTCTATTAGAGATCCATGGTACTCACCAGCAGGATTCAACAGAGGACAGATTAGAAACGCAGTAAAATTAGCGTGGGATCCAACTCAAGCGGACAGAGATGCTTTATACCAAGATGGTATAAATCCTGTTATTAATAGTCCTGGAAACGGAATCGTATTATTAGGGGACAAGACGTTACTAAGCGCACCTTCAGCATTTAATAGAATTAATGTTAGAAGGTTGTTTATTGTTATTGAAAAAGCAGTAGCAACAGCAGCTAAGTTTCAATTGTTTGAATTTAACGACGCATTTACAAGAGCACAATTTACAAGTTTGCTTACACCATTCTTAAGAGACGTTCAAGGACGTAATGGAATATATGACTTTAAAGTTATATGTAACCAAAGTAATAATACAGGCCAAGTAATTGATAGTAACGAATTTGTAGCAGACATTTTTATTAAACCTACAAAATCTATCAACTTTATACAGCTAAACTTTATTGCTACAAGAACTGGTGCAAACTTCAGTGAGATTGGCGGGTAATGTATAAATAGTACAATAAGGAGACAACAATGGATATAGGAAAATTTAAAGGTGCACTAGGAGCTGGAGGGGCAAGACCCAACCAATTCGAAGTGATGCTTACATTTCCAGGGGGCATAAGCGCCGGTGGAGATCACCTTCTTCTGGTTACAGGAGCAAGCCTTCCAGCATCGACAGTAAATCCTGCTATCATACAGTACCGAGGCAGGGAAATTAAATTAGCAGGCGAAAGGATATTTGATCCGTGGACAATAACAATAGTAAATGATTCATCGATGACTTTACGGTTTATGTTCGAAGAGTGGATGGATAAGATGAATAGAAAACATGATAACCAAGGGGCTATAAAGCCAAAAGATTATCAGTCAATTCTATCAGTTACTCATTTAGATAGAAACGATGGGCCGTTAGCACATTATCAGCTCAACGACGCATTTCCAATAAACATGTCAGAAATTGCATTACAATATGCACAAAATGACATCATTGAGGAATTTACAGTTACGTTTCAATACCAGGATTATATAGCCACAAAGGTGGGTGGTCAACGGGAAAACCCGGAAGGGGCAGAAGCACCCGCACCAGTCACAATTTAACTTAGGTTAATAACAATATGGATTTATTTGGGTTTGAAATAAAACGGAAGGAGACGCCACTAAGTGAAAAATCATTTGTGGCACCTTCCGATGATGGTGCAATAGAATCGATACGTGCAGGTGGGTACTACGGTACCTACATGGATGTAGAAGGCATTGCTCAAACCGAATCTGAATTAATAAAAAGGTATCGCGATATTGCTTTAATGGCAGACGTAGATACAGCAGTAGAAGATATAATCAATGAGTCTATTGCACAATTGGAGAACGAATCTCCAGTTGAAATTAACCTTGATGATGTAAAACTTTCATCAAGTGTTAGAAAAAGCATGACCATTGAGTTCGAAGAAATAAAGAATATCCTGGACTTTAAGGATAGAGCCCAGGATTACTTTAGAAGATGGTACGTTGATGGAAAGATTTATTTCCATAAGGTAATAGATCTTGAGAATCCTAAGCAGGGTATAAAAGATATTAGATATATAGACCCTAGAAAGATTAGGAAAGTACGTGAAGTTACAAAGGAAAAGAATCCTACTGGAGTCTTGTTTATTAAAGCCGTTAATGAGTTTTTTATATATAATGATAAGGGAGTAACTTCAAAACCTGGAGCGTATGTAGCACCTGAGAATCAACAAGGGTTGAAAATAACAAAGGATGCTATAACATTTGCTCCTAGTGGTTTGGTAGATAGCGACAAACAAATACCTTTGTCGTATTTACATAAGGCTATAAGGCCAGCAAACCAACTTCGTATGATGGAGAACGCAGTAGTAATTTATAGAATTACAAGGGCTCCTGAAAGACGAATATTTTATGTAGATGTTGGTAACTTGCCGAAGATGAAGGCAGAACAATATCTAAAAGACATTATGGATCGTTATCGTAACAAGTTAGTTTACGATGCTAATACAGGCGAGATCCGTGATGACAAGAAGTTTATGTCAATGTTGGAAGACTTCTGGTTACCCAGAAGAGAAGGCGGGACAGGAACACAGATTGATACATTGCCAGCAGGCCAAAACCTGGGGCAAATAGAGGACGTAGAATACTTTCAACGTAAACTCTATCAATCTTTGAACATTCCTATCTCACGTTTGGAACAACAAGCTGGTATGAACTTTGGAAGAGCAGCTGAGATTAACAGAGATGAGATGAAGTTTACAAAATTCATCATCAAGTTAAGAAGGAAGTTCTCAGTTATGTTAAGCGATCTTTTAAAGACGCAATGTTTACTAAAGGGTGTTCTAACCGAAGAAGATTGGGAGAACATTAAAGATGATATAGATTTTGAATTTTCGACTGATGCTTACTACACAGAGTCTAAAGAACAAGAGATTTTGAGGAGTAGAGTAGAAGTATTAAACGGATTAGCAGCCTATATTGGAACATTTTTTAGTAAGCGTTACATACAAAAGAACGTTTTAATGTTGACAGATGAAGACATTGAAGAGATTGAAACAGAATTGTTGAGTGAACCTCAATATCAACGACAATATCAATGGAGTCCACTGGCAGCAGTTGATCAAGCAGCCCCTAACGGTGCTGATAATATAGAAGATGAGGTTCCAGGCGAGGGAAACCCCGTAGGACCTAATGGAGGAATGTAAAATGGCAGAAGATTTAGATCAAAGTAAAGAAATTAATGACATGTTAGACAACATGATAGCTGGCAAAGCATCAGATGTCCAAACAAACTTTAATGACTTAATGCAAGATAGGACAAACCACACAATGGATGTTGCAAGGGTTGAAACAGCAAAACAGATGTTTCATCCACAAAGTGTAGCTCCAGAGGGAATTCCTATAACCGGTGAACCATTAGAATTAGTGGACATTGATACAACAACAGGAGTACCTGTTGACAAAGAGACAACAGATGAGAACGTTTAAAGATTACAGAGCAGGAGTTATTACCGAGGCTCCTACCGATGGTGTTGCCAAAGGCTCACTAGAAGGCGATAAGCACATGTGCGCTAGTAAAATCTTCCACAAAGAGTGGAAAGAAGGCAAAACTATTATAGGTGAACATGCAACACCAGATGCAGATGGAAAAATTAGCTGGTATAAAGTTATGTTTGAACACGGTATAGAAAAAGTTGAAGTGGATGATGAGAACGTAGAAGTTCTTGATGAGAATAAACACATTAACCATAGTAATAAAAAGAAATATAACTTACCAACATAGGAATAACAAATGGCAGTCACAGTAAACAACTTAAAATTAACCCAAGTCCAGGGCGTGGTTAGTGTTAGGGGGACTGCAGCGACAGGAACAATTGCTTTAGCGACAACGCTAAAGAAGTCAACAGAATCGCAAAGCTCCCCAGCAGTAAACATTAAGGGACTACATTGGACATTATCAAGCGGAGCTAGCGCTAAAGTGCAAAGAAACTCCGTTGTTCTATACGAACTATATGAAAACGGGACCCATGATTTTTACGGGTTTTCAGACAATTCAGAAAATACAAGCGACATAGAAGTAGTTATTGCCGGCGGAGCTGGCGGAACTGTTATAGTTAATTGTGCTAAAGTTTCTGGATATGGTTCACAACAACATCAAGACGCACCATTAGACACTAACGACGCAGGAAATGTCTACGATGGTGGTTCATTAGGATAGAACAATGAGACTAATTAAAGAATTCAATCAAGATATTAAATATCTTACAGAAGAGACTTCAAATAAGAATAAACCTAATGTGTTTATTGAAGGAGTCTTTTTACAATCAGATTTAAAGAACAAGAACGGCCGTATATATCCAAGAGAGATAATGCAGCGAGAAGTAGCACGTTATGTTAAAGAAAACATAAAAACAAAACGTGCCTATGGGGAATTAGGACATCCTGATGGCCCAACGGTTAACTTAGACCGTGTATCGCACATGATTACATCTCTTAGGGAAGACGGCAACAATTATATCGGTAGGGCGAAGGTTATGGATACGCCTATGGGTAAAATTGTAAAAGAACTCATAAGTGAAGGTGCTCAACTAGGTGTTAGTTCACGTGGTTTGGGCTCCCTCAAAGAGAGGAACGGCATTAACGAAGTACAAGATGACTTTATGTTAGCAACAGCAGCAGATATTGTTGCTGATCCTAGCGCTCCAGACGCCTTTGTAAACGGCATTATGGAAGGGAAAGAATGGGTTTTTGTTAATGGAAAATGGACAGAACAAGACATTGAAGAGGCTAGAGCCACTATTTCTAGTGCAAATTCAGCACATTTAGAAGAAGAAAAGCTCCAAGTCTTTAATAATTTCTTACAAAAACTGTCCAAAATCTAATAGAAATCTATATAAATATAAATAGTTTATTAGATTATAGTAAAAATAGATAATCCGACTAATAAGGAGAGAAAAATGGGAGTAGAATCCAAAATCAGAGAACTGCTTGAAGGTAAGCTTCAGGACGCTACCGTAGCAGTTATAGACGAACAGGAAGCAGGAGACAGAATCTCGCCTATGCAAGGTTCCAGCTCAAAAGCTAACTTGCCCGTCGCCCACGCGGACCCACACCGTCCGTTGGACAAAACAGCTGGTGACAAAACTAATCCTTTACAAGGTAATTCCAATCCTAACCCTGAGCAGCAAGACCTAAGTGGTTCTAGCAACCCAGAAGGTGGATTAACAAGCCCAGTAGGAAAAGCAGCCTCAGATAAAGCATCTAAGGCTCCAGGACTAGAAGGCGCAGGCGCTGGTAAAGCACCTAACTTCACAGACACTACAGACGCTCGTACAGTAGTTAACCAACCTAGCTCAGCAGGCAACAGAGGACCTGTTGGCGAGAGCGAAGAAGGTAGCGAAGACGAAACTTTAGAAGAAGTTATTGAGACTGATGATGAAGTCGTAGCAGAAGAGGAAGAAGTGGAAGCACCCGCAGAGGAAGAGGAAACAACAGCAGAGGCAGAAGAAGTCGTTGCAGAAGAAACTGATGAAGAAGAAGACGAAGATGAAACTTCCGAAACACTTTTTGAAGAAGACATTGCTAACTTATTTGCCGACGAAGAGCATCTTTCAGAAGAATTCAAAACAAAAGCAGCCTCATTATTTGAGACTGTCGTTGTAGCTCGAGTCAATCAACAAATAGATCTCATTGAGGACGAACTTGTTGAGGAAGCCAATAAGGCTTTCGAAGAAGCTAAAGAAAAGCTAGTAGAAAACATTGACAAATATCTCAGTTATGTAACTGAACAATGGATGTCAGAGAATGAACTAGCTGTTGAGAATGGCTTAAAGAATGAAATCACAGAGAGCTTTATTAAAGATCTCAAAGAGACATTCGAAAACCATTACATCGATGTTCCTGAAGACAAATTCGATGTACTACAATCTCAGCAAACACAAATAGACGAGTTAAAATCTAAGTTAGACTCAGAGATTAACAAGTCTGTTGAAATCAGCGAAGACAGGGAACAACTACAAAAGGAAAGAGTATTCCGTTCCGTGGTTGACGATCTAGCTGAAACAGAAGTTGAAAAGTTTGCAACTCTAATCGAAGACGTATCTTACGACAACGAAGAATTGTACACTGAAAAACTAAATGTTATCAAGGAAAATTATTTTCCTAAAGCGAAAGCTGATGATAGCGATAAGCTAGAAGATAGCGTTGATCAGGGAACATTAGAAGACGGAACCAAAATGAGCAAATATGTACAAGGTATTACTCAAGCGGTCAAGTTTTCCGATGTTAAAAATTAAATTTTTTATAAATAATTAGGTTATAAATAAATAACAAACGTAAAACAAGGAGAAACTGATGTATCTTTCAGAAGAACTACAGAAAAAGTGGCAGCCCGTACTGGAGCATCCCGATCTACAAGAGATTGCGGATCCTTACAAGCGCGCGGTAACCACAGTAGTCCTTGAAAATCAGGAGAAAGCTCTCCGTGAGGAGAAGGAAGCTCTTTTCGAGGCTACACACGCAAACCAAACAGGCTCAGGCGTTGACAACTACGATCCGATATTAATATCGTTAGTACGACGTGCATTGCCTAACCTTATGGCTTACGACGTTTGTGGCGTACAACCAATGTCAGGTCCGACAGGTCTCATCTTCGCAATGAAATCTCATTACACTTCACAAAGTGGAACTGAGGCTTTATTTAACGAAGCTGACACAGACTTTTCGGGTGCAGGAACACACGCTGGAGCTAATCCAGTAGACGGTTCTTACACAACTGGCGGTGGTGTATCTACAAGCACTGCAGAAGGCTTCGGAGACTCAACTACCCTACAAGAAATGGCATTCTCAATCGAGAAGACAACTGTTACAGCTAAGTCTAGAGCACTTAAAGCTGAATACACAGTTGAACTTGCACAAGATTTGAAAGCTGTTCATGGGTTAGATGCAGAATCCGAGCTAAGTAATATCCTTTCACAGGAAATACTTGCAGAAATTAACCGTGAGGTTATCAGAACTATTTACAAAGTAGCAAAAACAGGCTCAGCCTCAACTGCTACGGCTGGAACTTTTGACTTAGATGTCGACAGTAACGGTAGGTGGTCTGTAGAAAGATTTAAAGGTCTTTTGTTTAACATTGAACGCGATGCTAACGTAATTGCACAAGACACCAGGCGTGGAAAAGGAAACTTCCTTATCTGCTCTTCTGACGTGGCTAGTGCACTTTCAATGGCTGGTGTTTTAGACTATGCTCCAGCATTATCAACAAATTTAAACGTTGATGACACAGGTAATACATTTGCCGGAGTTCTAAACGGTCGTTACAGAGTTTACATAGACCCTTACTCAGCAAACACAGGAGCTGCTAGTCAGTTCTATGTTTGTGGTTATAAAGGCACAAGCCCTTATGACGCAGGTCTTTTCTACTGTCCATACGTCCCACTTCAAATGGTTAGGGCCATAGACCCTAGCACATTCCAACCTAAGATTGGTTTCAAGACTAGGTATGGCATGATTGCTAACCCATTTGTAATGCAGGCTGACGGAACTACAGATGCTGATACATTTACAGCAGATCGTAACCAGTATTATAGATCAGTAAAAGTTACAAACTTAATGTAATTTTTATTAAGTTCACACTTAAAATACCCGCCGATCGGCGGGTATTTTTTTATCTCTTATTTCTGGT